GCTGCGCGCGGAGAACGAGAAGATGCACACGGCTCTGTATCGGATCGCACTACAGGGGCCATTTGCTGACGACCCGTGGACGATTGCGCGCAATGCACTGGAGGGCAAGCCATGACCCGCCGATGGAGAAAGAAGAAATGAAGCACCCACACCAGATAGCCTTGGCGCAGCGCCGCTTCAGAGGTCATGCCTCCGGCATCGAGCCCGTGCTGAAGGAACTACATTCCCTCTTGAAGCAACGGCCAGGCTATGTTACCCAGATCTACCGGCGGGCTGGTGTCGATACCAAGACACCGCGCCGCTGGTTCCGCAGAGGTTCACCAACCATCGCTTCACTCACTGCCGTCCTAAACACCATGGGCTACAAACTTGCCATTGAAAGGAAATCCAAATGATCCCCATCCAGAAGAACATCCCCGTCCCCCCTGCAGCCGTTGGCCGCAAGCGCATCTACCCCTTCCAGGAAATGGAAGTCGGAGACTCCTTCTTCCAGCAGGGTGACAATCCCGAACTCCTTCGCAGTCGCGTTGCCGGTAGCGCCTCCGTCTACGGCAAGTCCTCCGGCAAGAAGTTCATCTCCCGCATCGTGCAGGAGGACTCCGTCCCCGGCATCCGTGTCTGGAGGATTGCATGAGCTGGGACCAACGCTTCCTTGACCTTGCCATCCACGTATCCTCATGGAGCAAGGACCCCTCCACCAAGGTGGGTGCCGTCCTCGTGGGTACGGACAAGCGACAGGTAGCGTTGGGCTACAACGGTTTCCCCTCAGGCATGGCCGATGACTCCCGCCTCAACACCCGGGAGTCTCGGCTGCGCTACACCCTACACGCAGAGCGCAACGTCCTTGACAACGCCACCTTCCCCACGGCAGGGTCCACCCTCTACACGACCCATCCCCCGTGCTGCGCCTGCGCCCTCAGCATCGTCTCGAAAGGAGTCTCCCGTGTGGTATCTCTTCCAATGGATTCGGGCTTCCATGCCCGCTGGGGTAGCGAGGTCTTTGTCTCGCGCAGCATCCTGGCTGAGTGCGAAGTTGCTTGTAATTTCTGACCTCGTCCTCGCCCTCCTCCTTGGCGTTGGCTTCCTCGTCATGATGGCGTGGGTCCTGGCCTTCTACCTCCTGCCCTTCTTCGGAGTACTGGCCCTATGGCGCATCGTCTTCTGACGCTGGCCGCCACCATCAACGGCTACCCGCCCGGCACCCCCGTGAAGATCATGCTTGACGAGCGGCACACGGTGGAGCTAGGTACCAGCTACGACATCATCCTCCCTGACGGGACGATGTCGTGGGCTTATCTTGATGAAATCATGTGGAGTGAACCATGCCAAGTTTCTCTCAGCACCCCAACCAGCGCAGGATGAAACTCCTCCTGCTGGGGGATCCGGGTGCAGGCAAGACCGGCCTCTTGGCCACCCTTGCCAACAACGACTACAAGGTTCGCATCGTGGACCTTGACAACAACCTCGCCATCCTCAACGCCTACCTCAAGCCGGGGAAGGCGGAGAACATTTCCTACTTCTCCATCCCGGCCAAGGACCCGGAGTCGTGGAAGAAGTCCGTAAGCATCTCCACCAAGTGGACGCTGCCCGACGAGGACCTCGGTGAACTCACCACCTGGGACAGCAACACCGTGCTCGTCATCGACAGCGCCTCTTTCTGGAACGACACCTGCATGTCCCAAGTCCTCAAGGAGAACGGCATCGCTGACGACAAGGCGGGCTTCGACCAGTCCCTCTGGGGCGTCATGAACAAACGCTTCGAGACGCAGGTTGCGCGCCTCACCTCGGATCGCTACAAGTTCCACCTGATCCTCATCGCCCACATTCGCATGATCGAGAACAAGAAGACCGGCGGCATCATGCGCGCCTTCCCTTCCTTCCTCGGTCAACAGCTCCCCAACGTGGTGGCCCGCTACATGAACAACGTCTGGCTCGCTTCGCGCAAGGATGGCAAGCCGGTGTTGCACACGCAGACCACTCGTGATATGAGCTACCTCAAATGCAGCGCACCCCATCGGGTGAATGCAGAAGCGCCATTCGATCTGGGCGCAATCTTCAAGCAGATCGAACTGTGAAAGGAAAGAAAATGTCCGAGAACATCTACACCCTCGAAGACCTCGAAGGCCGCAAGTTCCTCCCCAAGGGCAAGTACGCTGGCATCATCAGCGGCACCCTCTCCGGCACCACTGCGAAGGGCACCCGCACGGTGCGCTTCCTCATCCGTCCGGAGGAGCCGCTCTCGGGCCAGGACATCGAGGGTGTCGAGATGAACGTGGAACTCAAGTCCTCCACCTTCTTCGATACCAAGGCCGCCATCAGCATCCTCGCTGACGTGGTGCGTCGCGTGAACCCGTCTGCCATCAAGGCTGGCACGGCGGTGGAAATCGCCAGCGCCATCGTTGGGGAGCAGGTCAAGTTCGACTTCACCGAGTCGAAGTCGCAGGACGGCACCCGCACCTACTGGGAGTGCGTCAACATCACTGCCGCCTGACACGTGGCGTCACCTGCCCAGTGGTGAGCGAGGGGGCGGCATCCCCCACCCTATTTCCCCTAGCCGCAGTGTACGTGGAGGGGTGAGCGGCAGCATCCTCAAGGCTGGAGACTTGCACTGCGGTCTCCTTCACCAGTCTCCAGCCTCCTGCCGCACTTATACCTGAGGGGCCATGATCTTCCTCCTAGACTATCCCAGCATCCATGAAGTGCGCAGTGGCTCCGCCCTGGTGGGCTACCCTGCGACCATGCTGGACATAGCCATGCGCTACGCCGGGATGCCCAAGCCTCCCATGGCCATGCTCTTCCGCAGCATGCCCAAGTTCTCCAGTCCTTCCAGCTACTTCCACCCCAAGAAGGAATACCCTGGTGAAGCCAGAAACAATCCCTACCACTACCAGCATGGATACCTTAGGTCGGAGTTCCTGCCAGATTACAATCGAGTACGAGACGAGTGCAGGCAACACAAGTTCATTGTCCCTCTGGGTGATCTTGCCCTTTGGTGCCTTACGGGCGACAAGATGCTGGATCACCGGGGAACAATCCTCTACTGGGAAGACCGTCGTGTCCTCCCAACCCACAATCCCCGGGCTATTGTAAGGGACCACTCCCTCATGCCCGTCCTTGCCATGGACCTCAAGAAGGCATGGCAGGAATCCCTCAAGACCCGCAGTGTCTTCCCGCGCCGCAGCATCCACATAGTGGAGAGCCCCCGGGACATGCACCTCTGCATCGATGCCTGCCTCAAGTCAGGCTCCTTTGCCTTCGACGTGGAGACCAAGGACAAGCAGATCACCGTCATCTGCTTCGCCCCCTCCCCCAAGGAAGTCTACGTCGTACCCTTCTGGAATCCCCACACCATCTTCTCCTTCAAGGATGAGCTGCACCTCTGGGCCCTCATCCAGATCCTCTTCCTCCTGCCTCTTAGGCGCATGGCACAGAACGCCACCTACGATCTCACCTACCTCCGCGCCCACGGTATCCAGGTACCCGGTGTTGTTGACGACACCATGCTCATGAGCCATAGTAACGAGATCGAATGGCCCAAGTCCCTTGGCTTCCTCGGCAGCATCTACTGCAACGAGAAGTCATGGAAGCTCTTGCGCCAGGGCAAGGTGAAGGATAGGAACAAGAAGGATGAATGATCTCTTCGTGGCCCAAGGCTGGGACGACATCACCTACTACATGGCCGACGCACTTGAAGGCCGCAGCCTTGTGCCAGAAGAGAAACTCCTCCTAGCCATCATCATCCAAGCCGTGGACGATGCCACCAACCCCAACACTCCAGAGCACCATCGTCGTGCTGCACGTAGCGTGATCTTCTCCTCCTCGGCCACGGAACTCAAGGGCATGTGCAACCTCCTCGACCTGGACTACTCGCTGTTCCGCAGCCGTGTCCAGCGCATGATCGACAAGGGCGATACCCTGAGGCGATGAACTACGAGCCCCCCACCCTGGCCTACGCCACGCGCACCAGCGACATCACACTCAACGTCGTGCTGCAGGGAACCCTGCATCGCATCCCCCTCCCCCGGCGCCAAGCCTACCACCTCATGCTCACCCTCATGCTCGCATTGGAGCAGGACCAGTGAAGACCCTCTACTCGAACAGCCTTCCTGAGATGGACTTCCCCCTGCAGTACCTCGTGTACAATGGGCTCGATGGCATGCTCACCCAGGAGGTGGCAGCGGCAATACCCAAGTGCCCCACCTACGAGTTCGAGCGCAGCCTCCTGCCCATGGTCCTCGACATGATGGAGCGGGGCATCCTCGTGGACATCGCGAAGCGCGACGCCATGGTGGCCGAGCTACGCGAGCAACACGACCGTGCGTTGCAGATCTTTGATCGCATCTGCAAGGGAGTGTGGGGACGCACCATCAACCCGCGCAGTTCCGTGCAACTCAAGAAGCTCCTCTACAAGGACCTCTACATCCCCGAGGTCTACGTATCCAAGAAGGGCGAGAAGAAACTCAGCACCGACCGCGATACCTTGGAGCGCCTGAGTCGCGAGCACATACGCGCCATCCCCATCTGCCTGTGCCTCCTCACGCTACGTGACCTGGAGAAGACCATTGACACCCTTACCAAGGACCTTTCCCCTCACTCACGATGGCATGCTAGCTTCAATATTGGCGGCACGGATACCGGGCGCTGGAGCAGTAGTAGCCATCCATTTGGTTGGGGATCTAATCTTCAGAACATCGATGACTACATCCGTCGCATATTCGTACCGGATCCTGGCTACGTCTTCGTCAACTGTGATCAACAGGGTGCTGAGGCCCGGGTTGTCGCATACCTGGCCGGAGATGAGAATTACATCAGAGCCATCGAATCCGGAGATGTCCATACCATGGTGGCCGCTATGGTCTTCGGCTTTGAACCTAAGCGCGAGCTGGCGGATCGCAAGTACTATCGAGAGATGTCCTTTCGCGATATCGCAAAGAGAGCTGCCCATGGTTCTAACTATGGTGGAACAGCTCACACGATATCTCGGGTCCTCAAGGTAGACCTGCCCGTCATCGAGGAGTTCCAGGCCAAGTACTTCAAGGCCTTCCCCTTCCTGCGCAAGTGGCAGATCTGGGTAGCCCAGCAACTGCAGACCGTGCGCTACCTCGTCACTCCCTTCGGTCGCCGCCGTACCTTCTGGGGTAATCCCCGGGATGACGCCACCGTGCGCGCCGCCATCGCCTACGTACCCCAGAGCACCGTGGGGGACATGACATCCCACGGATTGCTCTCCATCTACCAGAACCTTCCCGAAGTGCAGATCCTAAACAACATCCATGATGCTGCCTTCTGCCAGGTTCCCATGCACCTCAAGGATAATCTTGTACCGGAGATACTTAAATGCTTGACACGTACCTTGGATGTGACGGATATTTGGGGGAAGACCCGCCCGATGCTCATACCCTGGGAGTACCAGGTCGGGATGAACTGGGGCAAGAAGAAGAAGGACAACCCCGATGGAATATCCTGACTACCTAGGCTCCCGCCACTACACTACACTGTTGGCCAATCGCATCCGCGCCTACTACCGCAAGAAGGACATCGAGGTAGATGTGCGCGTCGAAAAGGAAGGAACCGTCTATGTCGTCCGCAGCAATCTCAGCTTCTCGTTTCCGCCTCCCCGGGCGCCGTGAAAGCACCATCGAGGACCTCTACTTCAACGGGGAACGCTACCACCTCAGCTACTCCACCCTCGGTGGGAAGGTGTGGGAGGTCTTCATCTCCGGCCCCCGTGCGGGCACCGACCTCTACGCCATCTGCTGCACCGCTGCCACCCTGGTGTCCCTCGCCCTGCAGCACGGTGTGCCCCTCGAAGTGATGCGTGATGCCGCCCTCCGTGACAAGGAAGGGAACCCGGTGGAAATCGTGGGGGCCGTCCTCGATGTCCTCGCCAACGCTGGGGCATAGGCCCACCTACCTCTCGAAGGACAAGCCCACGCGCATCCAGCGCAAGGGTATCCTCTACGAGAAGAAGGTTGTACGTCACCTCGCTGAGACCGGGGACCTCAGCACCTTCCTCCTGCACGGGCAGTGGATCTACTGGGACAAGGCCGTGTGCCAGCCCGACATCATCGTCATCCCCCTGCAGGGTCCCATCGTGGTGGTGGAGGTGAAGCTCACCCGCAAGCGCAACGTGGAGAAGAAGCTGCGCGAGGTCTACGGCGAAGCATTGCAGCGCATATTCGCCGGGCGCCCCCTCGCCTTCTGCCAGATCTACAAGAACCTTGACGGCGGCGAGCCCTTCGCCTATGACCCTTGGGAGCTTCTCACCCTCAAACCCGGAGAGTATGGAGAAATCCTATGGCGGTAGAGTTTAACACGACTCCTTTCAAGGTCACTCTTGAGTACATCGACAATGAGATTGCCCTCAAGATCATGCCAAAGGCCAATGCCAAGGAACTCATAAAGCCGAATGGGCAATATGAGGCAGAGGTCGATCTAGGTGTACTCATTTCGCGAGCCATGGAGGGGGCTTCATGGGAGGATGAGTATGGTCAAGTCTGGTACGAACCCAAGCTGGAAGAGTCCATGAAGGACCTGATCAGTTTCGCCTACCAGCAGTTGGAAATCATGCAGGATAACTACAGGACTTTCCCGGAGGATTGATGCCATGAATATCTACTCCAGGAACTTCACGATCCCCCTGCACACCAGCGTGTACCTCATGGGGGATGCCATCGAAGTGATGGTGGACATGGGGGATGGCGAGGGGACGCGAACCCTTGTCTCCTTCGATTCCCTCCTGCAGGAACACCTGCACATGCATGAGTTCTTCGTGGGCGGAGGGTATGCCCCGGAGGCCCTCAGCGACCTCCTCCAGCTACGGAAGCTGGTGGACTCCTACATCCTCAAGGTGCGATCCGCCTCCGCCGCCGCGTCACCCGCGAAGAAGGCAAGGGCTCGTAGCCGTGGAGGCGCCCGTCGCGCTGCAGGTGCTTGACCAGGAGGTCGAACTCCCGCACGTCCACGTGCCGTCGCAGCATCGTGCTGAGCCAGTTGCGCCTCAGCACCTGCACCTTGTGAAGGCAGTTGCATATGCGCATGTACTCATGGGCAGTGTACCCAGGAGGTACGCTATCGATACCCCGGTAGGTGACCTGGTAGTAGCCCTTGAGCTTAGGACGTGAGTAGCTGGAGCTTGACTCTCTCAAGCAGGCCCGCCATTGCGATGGGGTTCATCAGGCCACCAAAGGCACCATAGACCGTGTCGTTGCGGGTGAAGCCCACCACGAGGATGGACTCGGCATCGTCTTCCACGATCTTGCGCATCTCGTCCAGCACCATGAGGAGTTCCTTGGTGATCTCCTCGTCGGACACCTTGGCCTTGGTACCGGGGAAGTCGAAGACGTTACCCACGCTTGATCTCCTTCAGCATCTTCTTCGCTTGGGCACTGAGGTTCTTGGGCTTCCCCTGCGCCATCTTCTTCTTCATGGGTGGCTTCGATACCTGCTGCGGGATCTGCGCGCGCGTGATGGTCATCGCAACTTCCTCTTCTTCTGGATGCACCCCAAGGGGATCATCATCTCCCCCCAGTAGCTGGGATCGTTGGTGTCATGCAGGTCCATGGTACTCACGATGAGGACACTGGTGTCCGTAACCCTATGCACCCAGCCCACCGTCTTGATGTGGGGAGCCTGCAGCGAATCGATCTCGCGCTTCTCCCGCCACTCGTGACCCCCCAAGGTCGCGGCGTCCACCCACTCCAGGTAGTAGAGGTCGCCCTCCTTCACTTGCCCTCCTTGATAACCTCCTCCAGGAGGAGGATGCACTTGTTGAGCTTCCTGCTGTACTGCGGGTAGTTGTTATCCGGGATGCACTGCTGCCGCATCTGGGCGGCAAAGAGGGCATCGTTGGCCAGCGTCAGCAACTGCGTGAAGGTGCGATTGGCCATGAGCGTGTTCCACGCCTCGGGGTTTGGCTGCTGCGGCCCGTACATGTAGCAGCTACCCATCAGCGGGGGCAGGTCCCAGCTCTCGTTAAAGTGTGCCATGGAACTTCCAAGCCTTTCCTTCTGTGACGATGCAACCGACATTGCCCTTCACACCTACCAGCGACCAGCTCTTGGACCCCGCGTAGAATGTGTACACAATCTCGTCGGAGGCGAAGGTAAACTGCGGCTTCTCCCCGAAGTTGTCAAGGAGAAAGCCAGCCACGTTGGCGGCGGGTCCGCAGTTGGCCCACGCGATGCCGGGAAGCAGCACCCCAAGGAGGGCTAGGACGTAGCGCACATCTTCCTCCCTACCGTCTCCACCTCCTTGACGCGCCTCTCCCAGCCCCCGCCAAAGGTACCCCAGATGGGGAGGGACTGCAGGAAGTTCAGCCTACGCTGGCACACCTCACCGAGTAGGGTGGCGGGGTCAGCCATCTTGATTGCCTCAAGGGTCTTGGGACCCAGCGCCCCATCCGGGTTGACCCGCAGGGTATCCTGCACCGCAACCACCGCCCTCTTGGGCCCAGAGTTCACGGCGTAGTCGAAGAGGCAGAGGTCCACCCCCCGAGGCAGATCATCCCCTCGCACCTTGTCCCAGTACCACGCCTTGTAGATCTGGTGCAGATGCTCATTGGGAATGTTGCGCAACTCATCCTTGGTAGCCTGGCGGCCCAGCCACGTGGAGTAGGTGCCGATGGTGACACCCTTCATGGTGGCCCCGCCCGGATCCTTGGGGTGGTCTGCCCACCCGCCTTCGTGCTTCAGCACCTCGACGAGGCAGGCCTCGAAGTTGTCCTTCATGTTAAGATATCCTCGGTTTCTGTACGTATCCGGGGGACGTGTTAAGAGGCTAGACGCTTGTCCAGGCTGCGCAGTCCGCCCATGCCCAGCATGGCGAAGACCAGCTCCCACAGCATCCCGTCAAGGCCCGGCATCGGAGGCACCTGCATGCCCGCCACCCCAAGGAGCCAAGGCATGATGGGCCTCGCGATGAACTGGTAGGCGAGGGCAGCGCCGCAGACCCAGCCGATGAAGGGGCGCCACCCGCCCTTGAAGATGCCGTCGCTGGCAGCCTCCACCTTGTTGAGTTCGATCTGGGCGAGGTCACCCTGCTGCGCCATCTCAAGGAGGCGCACCTGCATGTCGGCCTTGGCCTTCTCCGCCTGCGCCTTGTCGGGGATGACCTTGTCGAGGAGACCACCGAGGACGGGCAGCAGGGCGGTGACGAGGGGCAACATTACTTCTTGAACCCCTTGAGGGTCTGGGCGAGGCGCGCCCTCTGGCCCATCTTGCCCGGGGCCTTCGCTGCCTTTGCCAGCTTGGCAGCGGGGATGGGCTCACCCTTCTTGGCACCCAGGGCAGAGCGCAGCGCACCCGGCTTTTTGATGGCACCAGCAATCCAGTTCTTCGCCATGGTAGTCTCCTTACTTCCTTACCCCGGAGGGGCTAACCGGCCAGCTCTTCCTGGCAGGACCAGTCTTCTTGCGGGCCATGGTGGCCTTCTGCGCGGGGGACATCTTGGCGGCAGCGGCGGCAGGACGGCAGGCGGGGTAGCCCCTCTTGGACTTCTCTGCGCCACTCCGGCCACAGGCCTTGCCCGTCTTTACGTCAACCCACTTCTCGCCGAACCACTTGCCCAGTCCGCCCTTCACTTCTTCTTCACGCGGTTGTCCGCGCCTCCCCAGCTCCCACCCTTCTTCTTGTACTCCTTGGCGGCCCATGCATTTGCATACGCGCTGGGGTACACGTCGAACTTCTGCTTGGCCGCCGCCTTGGCAGCAGCCCACAGCTTGGGGTTCTTGGGGGTGGACTTCGCCATGTCAGCAGTTCCACGCCCGCAGGGACTTGTTGATGCGGGAGTTGGGATCGTTGGCAGTCTTGGCGCTGGTGAGCTTCTTCTTCATGCCCTTCATGCGGGCACAGAAGCTATCCCTACGGGGACCACCCTCCGGCTGCGGCGCCTTGAGTCCGGGCTTGCCCGGGTTGGCCCTATTGTAGGAGGCGCGGCCCTTGGCATTTAGGCCACCTGCGGGATTCTTCCCTTCCTTGCGCTGCCATGCCGGGGACTTAGCCATAGGTATTCTCCAAGCTGCGGGTGCTGATGAACTCCCAGCCATCCTGGGGAAATCCCCCCGACACACCCTTGAGTAGTGTAACCCCGGAGGTCCACATGGCCTGGGCAGGCCCAGCATACCCTTCTTTTTGCTGCGGGTCAAGGTAGCACCCGGCCACCAGACCCATCATCTTGTGCTTGCCCTTGCGCACCGCCACGTCCCAGATATGAGAGTGGCCCATGATGCATGAGCGGTACTGCTTCTTGAGGAGGGTTGCGGCGGGGTACTCCCCACCCACGCTCTTCCCCATCACGCCCGTGACGAAGTAGTGGGAGGCCGCCATCCCCTTCACCTCGTACTCCTCAAGGAAGGGCACCACCTCCCACCCATGGAGGAAGAGGTTGGAGGTGCTTAGGGTACCCTGCAACTCGGGGACGTTGTCCAGCGCCCTGTCAATGCGGGCCTCGTGGTTCCCCATGAGGAAGACCTTCTTGCCCTTCCACTCCCCCAGGATGCGCAGCGCCACGTTGGCAGCCTCGATGTCGGCAGCTACCGTCCTGCCATCAAAGGAGGCCTTGCGCTTCCCACTCCCCGTGAGGCTACTGCCATCATAGCTGCTGAGGGAGGGCATGTCCGCCAGATCCCCAAGGCAGAGGAGTATGTCGGGGGAGGTGTCCTGCAGGTACTTGAGGAGCCAGCGGAAGCGGCGGGGGTTGACCCCCGGGCGGGCGTGGCTATCCGGCAGGACGAGGATGTTCACTTGAAGACCTCCTTGAGACTGGGCAGGTCCTGCTTCTTGTCCCCCAGGATGAGTTTCCAGATGGTGGGACCGATGCCCTCACCGTAGCACCACACGCGGAAGCCCATCTGCTTGGAGTTCTCGAAGAAGTACTGGGCATCCTGCGAGGCGGCAATGAGTTCCCCCGTGCTCCAGAACTTCTTGCCGGTCTGCCCGATGGTGATCTCCATGTACTTGGGGCGGCCCTGCTCGTCCTTGGCCTTCTTGTCGATCTGCCCCTCGGGGTAGCAGAAGTCAAAGCCAAAGAGGTGGAACTCGCTATACCCCAAGGACTGCGCGAGGGAGAGGGCCCTCCACGCAGCACACGTCCCCCCGTTGATGAGGAGGGACCCTTCGGGAAAGACCTCGCTCTTGATGAGGGCCTGCGTCATCGCATGCCAGCCCCACACGTTCTTGGTCTTTGACATGACGTGCCGGGTGACGCTGGGATCGGACATCGAGGCCACCAGCACCTTGGTGCTTGGGGGGATATCCTCCATGAGATCCTTGCGTTTGATCCCGTGGGTAGAGATACCGGCAACGTCGCGGGGATCCAGCAGCACCAGATACTCGGGGTCCACGCCCCAGCTCACCACCGTGGGAAGGGAGTGCTTCACCACCGCGATGTCGGCACCCTCGCGCCACATCTTGATGATCTTGTCCCTGCGCTTGTGGATGTCGGGGCCCGCCGACACGATGACCAGCTTGCGGTCATGGGGCTTCGCCTTGGTCACCCACCGCGTCAACAGGCCAAGGTTCTCCTTGACGTTGTTGATGATGTGGTCCTTGGGCATGCAGTCCTGGGCCGTAACCTTGAGGGGCATGGCGCCCATCCCGGCAGCAGGGAGATCCGGGAGACCGTCACCCACCGCCGCGATGTTGACGATGCCCCCTCCCTGCACCGCATCCTTGGACTTGTAGACCTTCTTGTCGCGGAGGATGGTGGTGAAGACAGCCTCCACTCCACGGAACTCGGCAGCGGGGATGCCGCCGTTGTTGTCCGGGGTGTAGTAGTCGTCGAAGACCACGACCGGGACCCGCTTGCATTGCGCCCAATCGTGTGCGATGGTCGCCGCCGAGTGGCCGCCGTCGAGCCACGCGAAGTCCACGCCCAGCATCTCGCGCAGCGTATCCTTCGTGTCCCCTCGATGGAGATGGAACTCGAAGTGCTTGCCCTTCTCCTTCATGGCGGCGGCGAACTCGTTGAGCTTTGCCGTCACCTCGTCGAGGGAGTAGTGCTTCTTGACGTTGTGCTCCTTGGCGTCGGTATCCGCTGACGCCTCCTCGAAGAGGTCATAGCCGTGATAGACAACGTGATCCCATTTCGCAAACGCGACCTGCGCCATCTGCATAGCACGGTCACCGTTCCAGGTTCCGGTTTCGAGGATGACTCGTGGCATGTAGTGCTGGACGAGCGCGAGGAGCTGGTCATAGCGGGTCTTGAGGCCCTGGACAACCTTGGTCTTTCGGTTACCCTTGAGATGTACGAACACGTCGTTGATCGAGCTATGTTCGAAAGCGTCGAGTCCGACATACTCGGGATCGACAAGGTTGTGGGCTTCAAGCCCGTGAAGCTTGTGAAGCTGGAGGACACGCTCGAAGATGAAGGCGTCGGTCCATTCGCTGTAATTGAAGATCTCCCCGGTCATGTACAGGTCGTACATGTCGGCGATGAGGGTGCGCCCCTCGTTACCGGCGAAGTAGATGAAGCCGGTCTCGCTGTAGTTGATGCCCTTGCGCCCGAGGTGGGTGATGTGTCCCTTGCAGATATTGCGCAGCCACTCCAGGGTGAGGGGCTTGCGAGTCACCACGTCCCCGTCGAGCCAGAGGAAGGGGCTCTCGTCCATGGCGGCATCGTGGAGGGCGAAGACCTTGGCGCAGAACTTCAGTGCATCCAGACGGTAGTTGTATCCCTCAGGGGTTTCCCCATTCTTGTCCGGGTGCAGGGAGCGGAAGGCAGTGAATCCTTCCACCTCCTCAAGCCTCTTGACGGTGATGGCCCTATGGTCGCATGAGACTTCCGATGGATCCATCCCGTCCACGTAGATGGTGAGGGAGATGTTGGAGTCCCACAGGCGCGTGGAATCGAGGAAGTTCTTGCCGTAAAGGTCCCAGCCCTTCGGCCCCCAGGAAGTAACGATTCTCATTTGTAGAGGTCCACCACATGTTTCCAGTTGAAGAACTCGTGTTCGACAAGACGGCGCTCTGCCTGCCAAGCGGCAGCGTAGGGGACATCCTTGTAGTTGGCGAACCACGGGCCCCCGTCAGTGAAATGCACAGCCTTCGGGCTCTCGTAAGAGTAGCGCGTGGTGGGACTGTGGTATGGAAGCCAGTTCCACGTCTCGTCGATTTCCCCTATGGAGTCCGTCCACTCGAAACCGTGCAGCCACGACCCCTTCTGTGTGTTGACTGCTTCGAGGTCCAGCTTCCGGCAGTGGGGG